ATCATCACAAAGGACGGACGCAGTATGACATCAACAATAGACGCACGCAAGGACGCACAGAAGTCAGGTACATACGACATATACATTGACATAGACTGCGACTGCGAGGAGCTACTGGACGCAATAGGTCTTGACTATACAACAAGCGAGGACGACGAGTCACAGAACGAGGTCAAGATTATACTCGACGCACATGAGTGGTCTACAGGTATCAATGACGACGTTGACTTCAACAACACGGACGAGCAGTGCATTGCTTCATACCTACTTAACCCAGAGCTAGCCGAGTACACAACCAGAGTACAGATCTACAAACCTAACGGAGACAAGATAACATTTGAGTAATTTTACTTATTGACTTATCTTTTATTTTTGCTATAATTAAGATACAAGGACAAGATTTATGTTACACCACTTAACACTAGGTCGCAACAAACCAGACGGCGGCTATGTCACAGACCTTGACTGGCAGATGTATTGCCAAGAGGTACTTGACGCTAACTTTGACGGGTATACTATTACAGACGCAGTGGGAACATGGCAGTCTGACTTAGAAGATACCAAGATAGTTATTATCAACACTACCAACCAAGACAAGGTAGAAGATGTCGCTTGGCACTACAAGGACATGTTTGACCAAGAAGCTGTAGGTCACTACGTTACATCACCAATGGAGTTTATTTAACATGACACAAGTTACATGGTCTGAGACATACTTTCCAGACTTAGAAACATACCAACACCACGCTAACAATGTGTGGTTTACTACGTCTTTGAAATACCTCAAGGACGACGGCGTACTATACGTACCAGTCATAGACAAATCATTCAACAAACAAGGAGAAGAAGTAAATGCTTGATACATACACACCACCCGCAGTCAAAGAGATCATGGGTCAATACACACCAATCGAGGTCAAGACTCTCGTGCACGATCATGACGAGTCCAACTTCGTACACCACCAATCGCCAGAGGACATCATCTCCTTTTACAAGGAATACAATGAGGACATACATCATTGGTTGCTTGATGACACAAGTGCGTACGAGTTCTATGCACAGGCACAGCACGCATACAATCAGGCACAAGCAGAGTGCAAGACAGAAGATGACAGATTCGCAGTACAATCGCTATACATCAAGGACATAGTTTACTTGTTCATAGCTACAGTATGCTACGATCTTGCTCAGTCACATGACTTGTTACACAAAACAATGCAAGAGGTCGAGGACTGGCAGTTATCTATTGACTTAGAGCATAGAAAGAACCAGTTGTCAGTCATTGACGGAGGTAAGTCATGAGACAAGGACAGCTAGTACTTGAATGTGTACTTAAGTTCTTAATCGAAGAGAACGAGGGCGACATTACACTATTCTATCCAGAGGACTACATCAAACGACTCGAGTTTCTCAAGGAGAATATCAACACACAAGTAGACAGATTAATATTAAGGGAGGAAACAAATGCCATTTAACACATACATAGATGACAAGGACATGATACCAGTACTGCTTGACCATGACTGGATGATATGGAAAGACACATGGACAGATTGTTCATACGAAACATACATGGCACTCAAAAAGGTGCTGAGACACAACGGGAACGCAGTACCTTTCTTGGTAGGAGAGATGTCATGAACACACTTACCTTTACTAACGACGAGTATGATGAGCTTAGAGAGTTAGTACAGTACGCATTTAACACTCACTACTGCACTCTCAATGAGGACGCTTTCGATACATTAACAGACAAAATAGAGGCAGCAAGATGACGCAATCACTACCACAACCACAACAGACACCAGAACAACTCAAGTGGCAGTCTGATTACATACAAGAGTACTACTACATGGTCGACGGCACTAGGCACTCATTTGCTAGTTTCATGGACGACATCATAAAAGTACCTGATCTCACAGTTAGACAACTGCTAGAATACTTCTGCTTAGAGATAGCAGAGGACAGAGAACAATACGAGGAGGATGAAGATGCTTAATCAACACGTAGCCGAATGGCTAGACGAGTGCCCAGTTAAGTGGGACGACAATGACGTAATCGACGGGTCACTGTGGATTATCGTACATAACGCAATAGAACCAGAACCAGAAGAGGAGGAGGACGACTAATGCCACACATATACATACCAGAAGTATTCATTACTCAGGACGAGTATGACATGATACAGGACAACCAAGTACCTATAGATTGCTTTGTCGCAAACAAGATACGCAACGACGAAATGTTTGCGTACATACAAGAGACAGATGCAACATACAAACGTGCACGAAACTACGAGTGGTCGCCTGAGCTGTCCGCTAGACAAATCGAGTACGTAAACTCACAAGGAGTCTCAAATAAAAAGTCTGAGAATCCTGACAAAAGGTCGACAATTTGTGATATTTAGATTATAATGAGTATATGAATATCTTTGTTACCAACCGCTGCCCAGTACAGTCAGCTCGCAACCTACCAGACAAGCACATAGTCAAGATGCCACTCGAGACTTGCCAGATGCTGTCCATTATCTATAGTGACTGGTACTACGGCGTCGGCAAGCTTTACAAATCAGACGGCACACCCTACCGCACACAGCATGGTGCATTTCGCAACCATCCATGTACGCAGTGGGCTGCTGCCAACCAGTACAATCTTGCATGGCTCATACTACATGGTATTGCACTATGTAACGAGTATTACCAACGCTACGGCAAGGTTCATACCTGTTACGACGTCATATGCCAAGCACAGCACATCTATCACGACTGTTTCGACGACGATCTCAACGACGCCGCCGCCAAAGTTACAGAGTTTACACGTGCTATGCCAGAGTCACTCAAGTTCGACACCACAATCACTACTATCGAGGCATACATACGTTACCTCAACACCAAACCATGGCTTGCTACCAACTATATACGCAGGCCAGACCGCAAACCATCATTTATTAAGGACAAAACCACCATGACAACATCATTACCAATTTACGACTTCTCTACTACACCAGAGCAGAGAGCAGAAGAGAACGCTAAGATCGACAAAGCCATAGCAGACGCAGAGGCAGCGATGCAAGTACAACAACTTGAGAACTCAATCAAGAAAGACGCACCCGCAGTTGCTAAGATCAAAGCTAAGAAGCTTGTTGCACCTAAAAAAGCCGCAGCTAAGACTACTAAGTCAGGCAGAGTTGTAGGTATATCAGCAGACGAGAACAAAATGCTTCTTAATTTGTTACAAACAGTACAAAACGACTCAAACTATGCTACAATAGTAAAAGACGCAGCTTTCAGCAAGATACTTGCTAGATACAACAAATAATACAGGAGATAATTATGCCAAACCATTGTCACAACAGGGTTACATGCTACCCTGCCGGAAACGATACAGCTAAAGCTATCGAGGACATCAAAGCTATCAAGCAGATGTTCGAGGACGAGAGTGTCTTTGGACAGATCATACCAGAACCAGACTGGGCTAACATACCACTTGACGAGAAAACAGCATCTAACTGGTTACACTCAAAACGTGGTGATGTTGGCGAACTACCTATCACACAACAAGATCGCTATGGTGAATCACAAAGATTCCATTCCACAGGTATAGCTGATGACAGATGGTATGACTGGAGACTACAGAACTGGGATACCAAGTGGGACGCATATGATGTCGAGGTCGTAGACCCTGACCCTGAGAACCTAGAGATAGAGTTCAATACAGCATGGTCGCCACCAGAAGCTATATGCCATGCACTCAGAGAGAAGTATCCAGATACTGTAGCCATTTCGTGGTTCTACGACGAGCCCGGCTGTGAGATAGCGGGGTACTTATGAACCAAGCTGAATTTCAAGCCGCATATCCAACTACGGCTATAAAACCATTATATCTGCTCATAAAGGTCGACGTTGATGCAGATGTAATCAGGAGTAACACAGATGCCAACTTCTATGCAGAGAAACATTGTGATAAGCACGAGTACGCATTAGTTGACTTCTATTATCCTGATGATGAACAATACCCATACATAGCAAAATGAAGAAAAGGAAGCTATACCCATACGAAGCTGTAGTTATAGCCTTGACTATGGTAACTAACTGTTTCATTATTGCAGGGGTATCACGACATTGGAATTATCATGACAACAACACCGAACTGGCAAAAGCACTCCAAGAAGTTGCCCAAGTACAAGAAGAAACCACGTATGATACAGGCTGCCAGAGCCCGTACCAAAACTTTAATTAAAAAACTCACCCACTCACAATCATGACCCTATATCGCTATTATTGTGCCGACACAGATTGCGGCAAGCACTTCTGCCTTATGGCAAAAGATGACATGGAAGCAGCGTATCGTGCTGACTCTATGGCAAAAGAGTGGTATCAGACTACTCTCAAGGACGTCTACCTTGACAAACACGCAAACCCTAACAGAAGGTACAGACCTTATGACAAAGAAATACTTTCCCAACAACTATGACAAAGTAAAGGCTGCACCGGCTCATTGGTTTCCGCCTATAGCGTATGAAGACTTTATGGACTGGAAGATAGATGGTTGGGAGCTACCCACGTCTCACGATTGCATCATACGTACTATAAACTGTAAGACAGGCAAGATCAAAGAGTATGTCTATCAGCAACATAAATCCGCCAAGAAAAAGGTCGCAAAACTAATTGTAGACCAAGAAGAGGAGTTTATTATTGCAGGGCATGACTTCATACAACACATGAAACCCGCAAAATACCTTACAGAAAATGAAAAGAAAGAACTTGATTCCGAGTGATGACGTTTATACGTATCACAAACAGGCATTAGATATGCTTGACACAAACCACCCTCACTACGAGGAAATAGAAAGACACTTACTTGCACAGATAAGAGATGAATTATCCGACAGATATAACTCAAGACCAAATCACGGAACAGCTACAGTTAGAGAGATCACAGATCAGCCAAGGTCTGAAGAGGTTGCGTGACCAGACGTTTAAGTTAGAACAACAGAACTATTCGTCCGCAAGTATATATGGTATCAGTAGTATTGACACACTGCTTCCGCACGTAGTCAAACGTATTGAAGATACCAACACAAAAATACATCAAGGTAAGTATGGTGCTGCCTTCAAGGACATACACGAGTACTTATCTACAATAGAAGCACTTGCTGCTGCCGCTATCGCTTGTAAAGTCACGTTCGACAACGTGTTTGGTTACAAGGAAGGTTGCAACAAAGCTACAAATATATGTAGTGCCATTGGCAAATCAGTCGAGGATGAGTGCCAGATGAGACACTACGAATACCATGCACCCGCATTACTTAAAACACTCAAGGACAACTATTGGCACAAAGCCTGTGGTACACAACAGAAGCTCGTAGTAATCAGGACGCTGATGAACAGATATAATGTTAAACCATGGACAGCGTGGGGTACATCTATCCGTACCAAGCTCGGTGGTTGGCTACTTGATTGCATCATGGAGTCTAGCGGTTGGTTTTGTAAGCAGCGTATACGTGTAGGTCGTAAGACTACAGTATATATTACACCAACAGCTGAGTTTATGGACATCAAAGACGAGGTGATGGCAAATGCAGAATTGTTTTCACCATTGGCATGGCCGATGCTAGTGCCTCCAAAGGATTGGACTAACACAGAGCCCGGCGGTTACATACTCAATGAAGTGATGCAAGGTCATGAGCTAGTCAGGAGAGGCGATCACGCCCTTATACAGGGGGAAATCCCACTTGCTTTTCTCAACAAAATACAACAGGTAAAATATCGGTTAAACCCGTTCATAGTCAATGTCGCTATGCTGTTACAAGACAGGGGGAGAAGTGTTGGTAAGTTCCTTCCTATCGTACATTATGACTTACCTCCAAAGCCTGCTGACATTGAGACAAATAAAGTGTCACGGAAGCATTACCGTAGAGCAGCAGCGGAAGTAATGAATAAGAGAGCGGCGGAGTTCAAGAGAAGCTGCCGCACAAGAATGACTATGGAGGCTGTCGCACGCTTCAAAGACAGAGAGTTTTACATTCCGTGGTCGTTTGATTACAGAGGTCGAGCCTACCCTATCCCTGCATTTCTCACACCACAAGACACAGATTTCGGTAAATCTCTATTGCAGTTTGCCGATAGTGCTGCCTTGAACGAGGATGCTGTGGATTGGCTCGCTTTCCAAGTAGCTACAACTTACGGATTAGATAAAGCTACAATGCAAGAGAGACTAGATTGGACAGCTAATAACTGGTCACTAATCTCACGTGTCTCACTTGACCCTATCGCTAATATTGGCGACTGGGAAGCAGCGGACGAGCCGTGGTTATTCTTAGCAGCGTGCGAAGAGTTCCACCAATGTGTAATACTCAAGGAACGTAACACCACCTCGTTACCTGTGGCTACCGACGCTACCTGTTCTGGTTTACAGATACTAGCAGGCTTGGCACGGGATAAGTCCACTGCCCAACTTGTCAATGTTGTACCATCACATAAGCCACAAGATGCCTATGCTGTTGTTGCAAAGGTGGCAAGTCCGTACATACCACCAGAGTACAGAGATGTCTGGGATAGAAAGTGCGTCAAGCGTACTGTTATGACTATTCCATACAATGCAAAGGCGTACTCTAATAGATCATACATCAAAGATGCACTCAAAGAGAAGGGTGTTGATGTAGATAAAGACCACTTAACTCAGATCGTCACATCAGTTCGTCAGGCTATGCACGCAGTTGTGCCCGGGCCGATGTCAGTTATGCGATGGATAGAATCTGAGGTAGGTGCTGCCATTAAACGTGGCGAAGAATACATAGAATGGACGACCCCTTCTGGCTTCGTAGTTAGACAGCGGTACTTCAAAAAACGAGTAGAACGTATACAACTACAGTTATTAGGTCGTTGTGACCTATCCGTCGCAGTAGAAGACGGGAAGGAGGTCGACATCAACAGGCACAAGGCTGCTACTGCACCTAACCTTATCCATAGTTTAGATGCAAGCCTCTTACACCTCGCTGTGCGTAGATTCAATTATCCGATCGCACTAATTCATGACAGTGTGTTAAGCAGAGCTTGCGATATGGGTAAACTTAGTGCTATAATAAGGGAGACATACATGCACCTCTTTGCAGAGCATGATTACCTCAAGACCTTTGCTCTTTATGTCGGAGCTGAGACAGAGCCACCTATCATCGGTGACTTACAACCAGAAACGGTTATAGAATCCACTTATTTTTTCTGTTAACTATGACAATAGACATTTATAAAGAGGCTTTCTATTCACCTAGTTCTTTTTTCAGTAGTTTCTTTGCACCAACAGAGATTTACGTCGTGGCGAAAGAGGACATAGAGAAAGCTAGACACGAACAGTACCACGCACAACTCAAAGCAATCAACGAAAGGATTGACTACTTAACAACTCAAAAGGCTGACATTCAGTCTAAGATAGATACATACCACAAGGAGAACCCAGATGCCTAAAAACGTCCACGTGACTGACGAGATCAAACTAGAAGGCTTCCAAGCCATACTTGAACCCGGCAAGTTCGGTTACTCACTCGCTGCTATTGTTGGCGAAGATGTAATTGACAAGCTCGAGACTGAAAGAGCTGAAGTCCTTAGATGGGCTGAAAGCAAATTAAAAAATCCAAAGAGAGCCACCTTAAAACCTACACCATGGGAGGAGGTAGCTGATGGTAAATACAAAATCAAATTCTCATGGGGAGAAGACAAGAGACCCGGCGTTGTCGACACAGAAGGCACACCAGTTACTGACAAGAAGACACCACTATATGGTGGCTCAACAGTTAAGCTTGGTTTCTTTCAGAAGCCGTACATCCTCAGAGATGGCGTTACCTACGGAAGTAGCCTTAAGCTGCTTGGCGTACAAGTTGTTGCTGTAGGCGAGGGTGCTGCTGTAGACACAGATAGCATGGATGAAGAAGCAGTTGCTGATATGTTCGGTAAAACTGAAGGCTTCACCGCAACCGCAGTTGCAAGAAACCCTGAGACAATAGTCGCAGCAGAAGATGAAGAAGAAGACTTTTAGGTCTAAACTAGAAGAAAGCGTCGCAGATATTCTAGATAAGGTAGGTGCTAAGTATGAGTATGAGACCCACAAGGTTGCTTATACCATACAGCACCACTATAATCCTGACTTCTGCCTAGTCAATGGTGTAATGCTAGAGACTAAAGGCTACTGGGACGCAGAAGATAGACGTAAGATCAAGGCGGTCATGCGAGACAATCCCGATCTTGATTTACGGATGGTATTTCAAGCTCCATTCAATAAGATCAGCAAGAAATCCAAAACAACTTATGCCCAATGGTGTGAGAAGCATGGCATCAAGTGGGCAAGTGCACACGCAATCCCCATAGATTGGTTAATATGAACGAAGAAAGCGAATTTGTGGCACACGAACCCTGTCCTAACTGTGGCTCGTCAGATGCTAACTCAGTTTACTCTGATGGTCACAAGTTTTGCTTTTCGTGTAACACATA